GCACATCACCCGACGGCACGGCACGTCTTCTCGTGCCTTCTCCCACGCATACGCCTCGCTCGATGCCGCATCGTCGCTCATCGCTGTCCTCGCTTCAGTTCGTGTAAGCGTCCCATCCAGTACGCGCAAATCAACCAGATCACTAGGTTCGCGATCAGGAGTAGCACCACGAGAGCCTGTAGTTCGCCGACGCTCATCGCTCCTTCTTGAAGCAGTCCCATCCGTGCAATAACGCAAACATCCTCGGCGTGCTTTGCTGCATTGGGAAGGGTGAAATGATCCAATCCGTATCGGCTTCGCATTCCCAATGACACACTTTTCGCCTCGCCTCGTCGCGCTCGGCGCGAAGTTGTTCCACTTTTTGCCTCGCCTCGTCGCGCTCGGCGCGAAGCCGTTCGATCTCGTCGGCGGCCGCGATCACGGTCGCGTCGTTCAGGTATGTCACGCCTCGGCGCAGGAGGTTGACGAGAGAATCGGTATTAGGGCTCATCATGGTCAGAATGGGATGTCAGTGTCAGGGGTGGGCTGGTGCGGACGCTGCGCCTGGCGCGGAACTGGACGCGCTGCCGGCTCGGATCGTGGCGCGTCAGTCTGCTCACGCGGTTCGCTGAACTTGAGCGACAGGAACTCAGTCCCCCTGCTCGATACCTTGACCCACGCCGCAATGTCAACCATGCGACCATTGATCATTGCGTTGCCGCGCCAATCGGGCTGGCGTTCGTGCTGCTTGCGGTTAAGGAACATTGCGCCAGTGTCTGGTTTGGGTTCGTATGCCATGAGTGCTTTTTCGTTGTTTGAGATTTGCGTGCTAGTTCGCGCTGTGTGTGAAGTTGCGTGATTCGATCACTGTTCGCCTCCGCGGAACCCAATCCGCCGCACAGCCTTGATGAACGGGTGCGTGCCAACAGCATCGCGCAGGTCAGGGTGCACAAGTTGCAGCTGGACAGGCTTGCCGTCCCACAGTATGCCGAGCAGCTCAACATCCTGCACCTCGTGGAACTCGTCCTCCCAAACTTGGCCCCACTGATCGAAATGACCTCGGCGCGTGACGCGCCACTTAACCTCGACAATCGCCTCAATGATGGCTTCCTCGAGCACCTCGGCCAGATACTCGCTACTAGGCAGGAAGTCGGGTTCCAATTCAACAATCATCTCGGTGGTAATCACCTGAGCCTCCAGACTCGCAGGATGCGACCATGCGTCGATGGGCGTTCGCTACGCACGACTCGCCCTGTCCATTCCATTCCGCGGAACACGCTGCCAGCGGCGTTGCCGAGAGCAGCGTAATCCATCCCGCGATTCGCCATCCAGATCGCAACATCGTCGGCGTGCACCTCGCCGTACACCGAGCAGGCGTTTCGTGCTGCCCGTCGCGCCTCAGCCAGCAACCATTCACGCCCGTTCTCTGCCGCAGCCATGCCGGCGTTGCGGCGACGTTCGGACTCCATTGCGTCAAATATGGTGGTCACGCCACACCTCCTGCGGTCGTGAGAGTTGACGGAAACGCATTCGTTAGCGGCAGGCCCATGCGTCTGCGCCAGCAGTTGATTGTTTTAATCTCGTTGAGAGCATGATCCCATCCGTGCACCTCGGCAACACGGTTGGCTGCCCAGACGATTGGTGTCGGATCGTAAACGCCGATGCCGCAACCGTAAAAAGTTGCTAGCATGTACTTAGTGTGCACCGCAGAGTCGTTGATGTCGTAGCTCATTTGTTTCCTCTCTGTTAGGTCAGCTTCCTGCTGACACGGACACTATATGACAGCGTATATCGTGCTGTCAACACCTCGGCGTGAGAGATTCTGCAAATTTCTTGAACCCTTCGGTTTGCGATGTGAAGATTCGTAGATTGGTGTCGTGTCAGTGTCGATCACGCAACATCAGCCAGGATCGTTCACGGTTGAGATGTCCGAGGACACGGAATCGTGCGCTCCGAGCAGCGACTGGGAGCAGTATTTCCTGTTGGTTTCGGACGCGCACATCGACAACGCGCACGCTGATCGTGCCATGTTCGACAGGCACATGCGTTTGTGCCGAGAGCGCAACGGGTGGTGGCTGTCCAACGGCGATTTCCTCTGCCTGATGCAGGGGAAATGGGATCCGCGCAGCGACACGAGCGCCTGTCGGCCAGAGCATCAGGAGGGTCGCTACCTCGATGCCGTCATTCGCACGACTGCCGACTACATCGCCCCTCACGCCGACATGGCCCTGCTATTCGCGCCCGGCAACCACGAGACTGCCATCCGCAAACGGCACGAAACGGACATGAACGAGCGGCTCGTCGAGGCGCTGCGGCATCGCAGGCCGGGCGAGTGCCAGGCGTATGCGGGGAGTTACGCGAACTGGGTGCGGTTCCTCGTGCGCCAGCGCGAGCGTCGGCAGGTTGTCGGCGGCAGCGTCGTGATGTACATGCACCACGGGTACGGGGGTGGCGGCCCCGTCACCCGCGGCACGATTCAGACCTCGCGCATGGCTGTCTACCTGCCTGACGCTGACATCATCTGGACAGGCCACACGCACGACGAATGGGTTATGCCGATCCAGCGTGCTCGCCTGTCCCCGCATGGCCGGCCATACCTCGACCGCACCATGCACGTCAGGTCGCCGGGGTACAAGGACGAGTTCTCTGCTGGCAACGGCTGGGCGGTCGAACGCGGAATGCCGCCGAAACCAAAAGGCGCGCTGTGGTTACGATTCTACATGGAGCAGCGTCGAAACAGCAGCGGCAACGCGCAGCGCATGTTGCGCTACGAGGTCCGCGAGGCGCAGTAACTAGCCGTTTGAAAAGGACAGATCATGCCAACACCAGCCAAGGGCAAACGATTCGCCAAGACCGTCCGCAACCCCGAGACCGGACGCACGCGCACCGTGTCATACGGTCAGGCCGGCAGGGCTAAGGGCGGCGGCGACCGCATCAAGCCCGGGACTGCGAAGGGCGATGCGTACTGCGCACGTTCGCTCGGCCAGATAAGAAGTCATCCGTCAGCAGCACGAGACCCGAACAGCCCGCTGCGGCTCTCGCGTGCGAAGTGGAAGTGCAGCGGGGCAAAGAGCAGGAGATCCTGACATGGCAAAGCGCGGCCTCTACGCCAACATCAACGCCCGTCGCAAGGCCGGCACAAGCCGACCCCAGAGCAAGTCCACCGTCAGCGCATCGTCGTACGCGGCGATGAAGCGCGGTTTCAAAAAGAAGTGACCCATGCGCGTCCGTCTCGGCGGGCGGTACTGGCGTCTGCGGTTCGTGCCGAACCTAAACAACTACGGTGAGGTCGAGCACGGCGATACCGCCGACACGCGCATCATCAGGGTGCGCATGCGTCAGTCGCAGTACGAGATGATGGACACGATCATCCACGAGGCGATGCACGCAGCCAGGCCTGAGCTTGACGAGGACGCGGTGGCGACAGCGAGCCAGGACATCGCTCGCCTGCTGTGGCGGCTGGGGTACAGGCGCAACAATTGTGACAAAATGTAGTGCTTCCGCTCCAGCGACCGAGGTTCTGTCACATCTCCCAGTACACGCGCTCGCCGCGTCGGTAGTGCCGTAACTCGCTGTCACGCCGGCAATGCGTGAAATGCCTGTCGAGGAATCGGCAGTAGTTGTTCGGCAGCAGCAGATAGCGACCGTCAACACGCTCGATGAGGTTGAGCGGCTTGTGTTCCTGCGGGTAACGCGAGAACCCGTCTGCCCAATCGAGCACGATGCCCGTGTGCCTGCCCGCGAATGTTGGGCCGCGAGGGCTACCGATGACAGGCAGCCCCTCGAGGTACTCCAGATGCACTGCTTCGAGGTGCTCGCCCATTGCGCCCCACGGTTGCAGGTCGCTCGGAGCGTCAGTCGTGGCAGCATTAGGGGTGGCGGCGAGCTGATGCAGCGGGACGCCGCACCACTGTGCACCTGTTTCGAGCAGGACGTGCGCCATGACGATCTGGCCGGGCCGAGCGTAGACGGCGTGCCAGATGCCTCGAGTCGTGCCAGCTGGCATGTCGGGGCCGAGAGCACGATTCTCGACGTGAACGTACAGGTGGAACGGTAGGTTTGCGTGGCGTGGCATATGATCGCTCATACTATGTGCGCGGAGATGTGGGACTGCGGGCCGCGGCCCAACCGACCACACGGGCCGAGCCAGAAGGCCGCGAGGTACGCCGCTCGGCAGATCATCCGTTGGGGTAACAACAACCCGCCGCCAGGGGCAGGCACGACGAGAGTCGTGCGCTGTCCCACAAACGCAAACGCCCAGCCACGGGCCGGGCGTCGCGCTAGTTCTCATGCGCCGAGATCGTACTTGACGGGTGCGGTCGGTCAAGTACCATCGCCGGCAGAGCGAGTGCAACGCTCCACAATCCAACCTGAGGGTCGGCGGGTCAGCCTGCACTCGCTCCCCGCCGGCCTTTCAGGATTCGCACGGTTGTCCGCTAGGTAGCGGACGGAAGGACTTGCTTATGTCTGCGCCTTGGTTCCCGATGTACCCAACCGATTTCCTAGTCAGCACAGCGACGATGTCGCCCGTCCAGGGCTGGGCGTACACGCAACTGCTGATGTACTCCTGGACGAACGGCTGCATTCCAGATGACCGCGAGCAGTGCGCGGCACTCACTCGGTGTCCGCTGTCCGAGGCCGACTGGGCGGTGCTTCGCGGGCGGTTCGAGCCAATGGCAACCCCAATGGCCACCCCAATGGCAACCCCAATGGCCACCCTATGCAACCCACGCATGGAGCGGGAGCGTGCGCGGGTCAGGGACCGCCACGATGCGGCATCCGAGGCTGGCAAGCGTGGCGCGAAAGCCCGTTGGGAGCGTGGAAATGGGGTAGCCAATGGCAACCCCAATGGCAACCCCAATGGCCACCCCAATGGCAAATCGATGGCAACCACAACCACAACCACAAACAAACCCCCCCTACCCCCCCAAGGGGGGACGGGGGCGGGGGTTGTTGACATTCGTGAGGCGGACCTGCGGAGGCTGGTCATGCGCGAGCCGGCGTGGCGAACGCGCATCGAGAGAGCGGAGGCAGGTGACCTGTACGACGAGGACAGGCAACCCATCGAGGCGGCCACGGTCCTCGCCACGGCCATGAACACAGTGCGCGACAGGACGCTGACCGAACGCGATGCGGTCATCGAGCGCGTGACGGCTCGAGGACTGTCAGGCGACGAGGCTGCGCAGCTGTGGCACGCTTGGTTCGCGGCGCACCTCGGCGGCGGCCCAGCGCCAGCCGCTGCCTTGCGCAGCGATCTCAACGACAAGTCGATCCGCAATCACGCGAGCGTGTGGAGGGCGCGACTCGGCGGCAGGTACAATCCCGAACATGGCGAGACGCAGGGGACCAGTGCTATTGGCGGGGATGGATGACTGCCTGCTGGGGATCAATTACCCTCGAGCAGGCGAACGCGGGCCGCCCGTTGCGGTCTACTCCGCCGACATGATCGTGGCCCGCCTGCGCGACAACCAGGGCATGACCGTCAAACAGGCGCGGTGCTGGGTCACCGACGAGATCGAGACGAGATGGATGGGGGTCGGCACGCCGCGAATTGTCTGGGCGGCGACAATTCAAGACTTCGGTATTAACAGCACAGGGCAGGTCACCCCGTAGGGCGGCGAGCCGCGTGCTGATCAGGCAACTCCCACGAGTTGCGCAAACCCAGCCCGCGTCAAAGCCGGTATTGTGGGGTCGTAAAATTTTTTGCGGTGTCAACTATCGGGCGTATATTGGCGCATATGACGGTCAACACGTTCGACGAGTTCCGAGACGCAATCGTCGCGCACCTTGAGGCCCGCGGGGCCACGCGCAACGATCTAGCGGTCGAACTCGAACGCAGGCAGATCTTGCGTGCACACTCCGTGCGCTGCATCCTGAGCCAGGCGCCTAGCCTGCGCAGGCGGTACGCATCGTTCGCCTCCATCCTCGCCATCGCCGACGCGGCAGGATTTGACATCAAACTCTCACCCAAGAAGCGCGGTCGAATCCGCAACCTTTCAACCAAGAATGAAACGGAATAAGAATGCCAAGCAAGTCACCAGCACAACGCCGCCTGATGCAGGCGGCAGCTCACAATCGCTCGTTCGCCAAGAAGGCGGGAGTCCCGCAGTCCGTCGCCCGCGAGTTCGTCCGGGCCGACAAGGCCAAGGCGGCGAAGCGCAGACGCTACCGGTAAGGATGGGCAGGCCGCTAGAGCCTGTACCGCCCGATCAGGCGGCTAGCCTGATCAAATGGCTGTCAGATGGCCGTCCGCTCCGGGAATGGTGCAGACAGCCGGGAAACACCCCCTGGCAGACGGTCTATCACTGGATGGACAAAGATGAGGACTTTGTGAGACGCATCGCACGCGCACGCGAGGACGGCTACGACGTGATCGCCGACCAGTGCATGGTGCTCGCCGACCTCGAGCCGACCGACCCGCTGCACGTCAACTGGCGGCGGCTTCAGGTCGAAACCCGGCTCAAGCTGCTTGCCAAGTGGAACCCCAAGAAGTACGGCGACCGCCAAACCGTTGACCATGCCGGCGGCGTGACCCTGAATGTCATCACGGGCGTGCCCAGCGAATGACCGCGCAGCGACTCGACTACCAACCTCGAGCATGGCAGCGCGAATGCCATGTGCGGCGGCGGCGGTTCACCGTGCTCGCCCTGCACCGACGCGCAGGCAAGACGGAACTTGCCATCATGGAGTTGATCGACAAGGCGCTCAAGTGCAAGCAGGAACTAGGGTTCTACGTCTATGTCGCCCCGTTCCTCAGGCAAGCCAAAGCCATCGCCTGGGCGAGACTCAAGGGCAAACTGCAACCTCTGCGCCATTCCGCGCTTGAGATCAACGAGGCCGACCTAGCCGTCACGTTCAAGCACAACGGCGCGACCATTCGCCTGTTCGGCGGCGACAACCCCGACGCCCTGCGCGGCGTGCGGCTCGACGGATGCGTCATTGACGAGGTCGCCCAGATCCGGCCCGAGGTCTGGAACGACATCATTCAGCCCGCCCTGTCTGATCGCAAGGGCTGGGCCATGTTCATCGGCACGCCGGCGGGCGTGAACCTGTTTAGCGAGCTGTTCTACCGCGCCACAAGCCTGCCCGACTGGTGGGCAGCGCGGTACACGGTCAACGACACGGACGCCATCGACCGGGCCGAGGTCGAGCGCCTACAGCGCGACATGCCCGAGAGCGCCTACGCCCGCGAGTACCTGTGCGATTTTACCGCAGCAGGCGACAACCAACTCATCACCCTGTCCGACGCTGAAAACGCGGCGCAGCGGCGATACGAGGACGCCGACATCCTCGACATGCCGCTCGTCATGGGGGTGGACGTGGCACGGTTCGGCGATGACCGCAGCGTAATCGTGTTCCGGCAGGGCCGGTCGATGGAGCCGCCCATCACGATGCAGGGCATCGACAACATGGCGCTTGCTGGCCGCATTGCCAATCTCATTGAGGACCGCGACCCGGACGCGGTGTTTATCGATGTCGGCGGCGGGGCCGGCGTGATCGACCGCCTGCGGCAGCTCGACTACGACGTGGTCGAGGTTAATTTTGGGGCGAAGGCGATCCATCCCAACCTGTATGTCAACAAGCGCAGCGAGATGTGGTGGGGCATCAGGGAGTGGATTGACAATGGCGGCGCGATCCCGAATGAATCCACGCTCAAGGCCGAACTAGCCACCCCGACCTACACCTACGACTCGCTTGGCAGGCGTGCGCTTGAGAGCAAGGACGAGATCAAGAAGCGCCTACAGGGCGGCTCCAGCCCGGACATTGCCGACGCGCTCGCGCTCACGTTCGCGTTCCCGGTCGCCAAGGCGCTGCCACGCGAGGTCAGGGAGCGGCTAGACCCACGCGCACGGAAGGACTACGACCCCTACGAGGCCATGCAATGAACATTCGACTAGCGACCGTCGAGGACGCAGCCGCGTTGACAGAGATGGGGCGCGAGTTTATTGAGTACAGCGAGTACCGCAACCTGGCGGTGACAGACGAGCAGTTGCAATCAGGCATAGCCCAGATCATTGCGTTTGAGTGTTCATTCGTCGCCGAACTCGACGGGCGCATTGTTGGTGCGATCATCGGCGTGACTGGGCCGATGTGGTTTGCGGCGCACATCCGCACGCTAATCGAGCTGGCTTGGTGGGTCGATCCGGCCTACCGCACCACCTCGGTTGGCATTCGGCTGATCAAGGAGTTTGAGGAGCATGGCCGTCATCTAGGGGTGCAATACATCGCAATGAGCGATCTAGTTGTGGCAGGTGACACACCTGTTGCAAGATTGCTAGGTCGAATGGGTTATAGTGTGACAGAACGTATGCACACGAAGGAGCTTTGATATGGCAGCAATCTCAACCATCGCGGCAGTAGCCGCAGCGACAGCAGCAGCAGCGGGAACCGGGTATGCCGTCTACGCGGGCGAACGCGCCGACAAAGCGCAGAAGAAAGCGATAGCCGAGCAACGCATGGCGCAGCAGAAGGCAGCCGTGCAGGCAGCCTCGCAGCAGCGCCGCAGCGCTCAGGCGATGGCCGCCGCCAACCGCCGGCAGCCCGACATGGTCGCGATCATGGCCGGGGCCGCCGAGGGCGCAGGCGGTGGCCCGTCTGGCACGATGCTGACTGGACCCGGCGGCGTGTCGCCGCAAGACCTCGCCTTGGGACGGTCAACCCTCCTCGGAGGCTGAGATGAGCGAATACACGGGCGAAGCGCAGTCCTACCCCGACGCACCGAAGCGGGACAAGCTGCTCACGCGATGGGGCATGCTCAAGAGCGAGCGTGCGTCGTGGCTCGCGCACTGGCAGGAGCTTACCACCTACCTGTTGCCGCGAAACGGTCGCTACTTCCGACAGGACCGCGACAAGGGATTGCGGCGGCACAACAACATTTACGACAACACCGGGACTCGCGCTCTGCGCACGCTCGGCGCAGGCATGATGGCCGGGGCCACAAGCCCTGCTCGGCAGTGGTTCCGACTCGCCACGGCTGACCCCGACCTCAATTCGTACCAGCCCGTCAAGCTCTGGCTCGATGATGTCACGCGGCGCATGCAGCTCGTCTTCCAGAAAAGCAACACCTACCGCGCACTGCACACGATGTACGAGGAACTGGGCGCGTTCGGCACGGCGTGCAGCGTCGTGCTGGCCGACTTCAAGAACGTGATCCACCAGTACCCCGTGACCACGGGCGAGTACTGCATTGCCACGGATTTCCAAGGCCGCGTGACCACGCTGTACCGCGAGTTCGAGGTGACCGTCGCCGACCTCGTCAAGGAGTTCGGCTACAACAAGTGCAGCATCACGGTGCGCAAAATGTACGACCGTGGCACGCTCGACTCATGGATCCCGATTATCCACGCCATCGAGCCGCGTGCCGACCGCGACCACAAGAAGCGCGACAGTAAGAACATGCCCTACGGCTCGTGGTACTTTGAGGTCGGCGGCGAGGACGGCAGGTTCTTGCGCGAGTCTGGGTTTGAGCAGTTCCCTGCGTTAGCCCCGCGCTGGGCGACTGCCGGCGGCGACATCTATGGCAACAGCCCCGGCATGGAGGCGCTCGGCGACATCAAGCAGTTGCAGCACGAGCAGTTGCGCAAGGCGCAGGCCATCGACTTCCAGACCAAGCCGCCGCTGCAAGTGCCAATCTCAATGAAGAACCGCGATGTGGAAACTCTGCCAGGCGGGATCTCGTTCGTGGACGGCGCGAGCATGGGAATCAAGACCGCGTTTGAGGTCAACCTGAACCTGCAATACCTGCTGAACGACATCGTGGATTGCCGCGACCGCGTCCGCAGCGCGTTCTATGCCGACATGTTCCTGATGCTGGCAACGCAGCCGAATACGCGCATGACGGCCACCGAGGTCGCTGAGCGTCACGAGGAGAAACTGCTGATGCTCGGCCCTGTGCTCGAGCGCCTGCACAACGAACTGCTCGACCCGCTGGTGGACATCACGTTCACGCGCATGATTCGGGCCGGCATCGTGCCGCCTGCGCCTGAGGAGTTGCAGGGCATGGACCTGAACGTGGAGTTCGTGTCCATGCTCGCGCAGGCGCAGCGTGCCATCGGCACGAACAGCGTTGACAGGTTTGTGGGCAACCTCGGCGCGATTGCGCAGATGAAGCCCGACGTGCTCGACAAGTTTGACAGCGACCAGTGGGCGGACATCTATGCCGACATGCTTGGGGTGGACCCGTCGCTCATCATCGCCGACAAGGAAGTTGCGATGGTTCGCAATGCTCGCAATCAGGCGATGGCAGCGAAGGAGCAGGTGGCTGCGGTCGAGCAGGCTAGCAAGGCAACTCGCAATCTGGCTGCGTCGCCGACCAACCAGCAGACCGCGTTGACGGACGTGATGAACATGTTCTCGGGGTACGGTAGTCCTAGCGCACTAGAGGTCTAGTGCACGAGGTTGACAGCAGTCACTCGCCATGAGCGAACACGACCCACTAGACCTGCGCGGCCAGGAGCGTGCCAAGGCCGACCGGGCGCTACGGGAACGACTAGCCCGCGAGACCGAGGAATCGGACATCAGGTGGCTGATGTCATCGAAACGAGGCCGCCGCATCGTGTGGCGGCTCATGGACCGAGCGGGAGTATTCCGTAGTTCGTTCAACACAAACTCCATGTCAATGGCGTTTGCAGAAGGAAATAGGAATTACGGACTACAGATTCTTGGTATTATTCACACACAATGCCCGGAGCTATATCCGGTTATGATGAAGGAACTAACTAATGAACGAACCAACGATGACGGCGAGCGCAACGACCCCTGACAGCTCGTCAACATCCGCGACTCCCGCAGCCCCCGTCAACGTGGCGGAGGTTCTCTACGGGAATGGGCAGAAGGCGACCGACACTCAGACTGCACCCGCCGGCGAGGCCGCGAAGGGCAGCGAGGAGCCGGCCACGGAACAGGTCACGGACAAGGCCGAGGCTCCTGCCGACGCCAAGCCCGTCGTACCTGAGAAGTACGAGTTCAAGGCTCCCGAAGGACGCGAGTTCGACGGCGAGACCATTGCGGCGTACTCGGAAGTGGCACGGGAACTCGGACTGAGTCAGGACGCTGCGCAGAAGCTTCTCGACCGCATGGGACCACAAATAGCCCAGCGTCAGGAAGCCCAGATTCAGGCCGTTCGCAACGAGTGGACAAAGGCGGCCACGAGCGACAAGGAGTTCGGAGGCGAGAAGCTTTACGAGAACCTGTCGGTTGCGAAGAAGGCGCTGGATGCGTTCGGGACTCCCGAACTCCGTGACCTGCTCAACACGTCAGGCCTGGGCAATCACCCGGAGGTCATCCGGATGTTTTTCCGCGCAGGCAAGGCAATCAGTGAGGACCGTTTCGTCGGCGGCAGCGCGACCACCTCAAAGACCCGTGGCCCGATGACGTTCGATGACGCGGCGAATGCTCTCTACTCGTAACCCCCTACACAAGGAATTTGACACATGGCACTTCTTTCTACGTCGAATCTGACGCTCGCCGACTGGGCGAAGCGCACCGATCCAGATGGCCGCGTGCCGGTCATCGCGGAACTCCTCTCGGCATCGAATGAAATCCTTGAAGACTGTGTCTTCAAGGAGGGCAACCTGCCCACGGGCGACCGCGTGGTCATCCGCACTGGTTTGCCCACTGTCTACTGGCGTGCGCTGAACCAGGGCATCCCCAACAGCAAGAGCACGACCGCTCAGGTTGACGAAGCCTGCGGCATTCTTGAGGCTCGCAGCGAAGTGGACAAGGATCTGGCGATGCTGAACGGCAACACCGCTCAGTTCCGCCTGTCCGAGGACGTGGCCTTCCTGGAGGCTATGAACCAGACGATGGCGTCCACGATGTTCTACGGCAACCCCGCCACCGACCCGAAGCAGTTCCTCGGCCTCGCGCCGCGGTACTCGGACATTGGTGCTGGTTCGCCGAACAACTCGCAGAACATCCTCAATGGTAACGGCTCCGACGCCACCAGCAACACCTCGGTGTACCTCGTGGTGTGGGGCGACAACACCGTCTACTGCCCGTTCCCCAAGGGCAGCAGCGCGGGCCTCATGCACGAAGACCTCGGTGAGCAGACCGTCTACAACAGCGATGGCAGCCGTTTGCAGGCGTATGCCACCCGCTACCAGTGGAAGAACGGTCTCGTGGTCAAGGACTGGCGCTACGTTGTCCGTATCTGCAACATCGATACCGACGATCTGATAGCTCAGATCACCACGCAGGCTCCTTCGGCTGCAACGGCGCTCATCAAGCTGATGAGCCGCGCCCTGTACCGCATCCCAAACATGCAGATGGGTCGTGCTGCGTTCTACATGAACCGCACCGTTCACTCCGGTCTCGCCATCGCTGCCCTCGACAAGAGCCAGTATGTGCTCAAGGTCAACGAGGGTCTGTCGCAGTTCGGTCAGCCCTACAGCTGGCTGTCGTTCCAGGGCGTCCCGCTCCGTCGCGTGGACACCATCGTCAACACCGAAGCCGTCGTGTCCTGATAGGAACGACAGAAAGGAAACACACATGATTACCGACGTTCTTCTCACCGTTTCCGGGTCCAACAACCCAGGCTCCGCCATCAGTGGTCAGGCCATCACCGCTACTGCGGTGAGCACCAACACCATTGACCTCGGCACTGCTCGTGACATTGGCGAGGGTGAAGGCTTGGCGATGGTCTTTACCGTGATTCAGGCTTTCAACTCGCTGACCTCGCTGACTATGAACGTGATTACCGATGACAATGACGCTCTGTCGAGCGGCACGGTCATCGGCAGCACGGGCGCAGTTGCTCTCGCCAACCTGACTGCTGGCAAGCAGTACATTGTCCGTCTGCCTGCTCAGATCGCTAGCCTCGGCGAGCGATATCTGGGCGCGTCGTACACCGTTGCTGGGACGAGCCCCACGCAGGGCAGCATCTTGGCGCAGATCGTCCTTGACGTTCAGGACGGCAAGAAGTTCTACGCCAGCGGCTTCAGCGTCGCCTGATGAGGAACCGACATGGCACGAGTTCGCGCAAAGGTCGTTTGTTTCGTTGACAACGGTCTCCGCAAGGAGGGCGAAGTCTTTGAGTACAACGGTCCCCACAACGGCAACCTCGAGTACATCGACAAGCCGCCTGTGCGGGAGGAACCCGAGCCTGAAGTGGTCCCTGTGGTTCGCCGCAGGGGCCGTCCGGCGCGGGATCACCAGAGCGAGGATTGATGTCAGGTAGATGAAACAGAGGGGCGTCGGACTCACAACCCGGCGCCCCTCTATGACTAGGAGGCTGCATGGCAAGCGTCGTTGAGATTTGCAATCTAGCTCTGGCGCACCTCGGCGATGACGCGAGCATTGCCAGCATCGACCCGCCGGAAGGGTCGGCGCAGGCGGAGCACTGCGCACGGTTCTACCCCATTGCGCGTGACTCGCTGCTTCAGATGCACAACTGGAACTTCGCAAGCCGCCGCGTGCTGTTGGCATCGGTCACGATGCCGTACACGATGTGGAAGTATGCGTATGCGGTCCCAGGCGACATGATGGTCGCCGTCAGCGTGTTGCCGCACGACGCCGAGAACGACTACTCGGCCAAGTTCACGCCGAGCGACAACCCCGATTTCCTGCACAACTACGCGCCGCTGGTGGCCGCCGGGCGCTATGTGCCGCAGCCGTACAGCATCGAGACCGACACGTCGGGCAACAAGGTGCTGTACACCGATCAAGAGAACGCGCTGCTGCGATACCAAGCGCAGGTGACGGACCCCACAAAGTTCGATCCTCTGTTCGTCATGGCGCTATCGCATCACCTAGCCGCCATGCTTGCAGGCCCGGTCATCAAGGGCGATCAGGGCGCTGCTGAAGGCAAGCGCCAGACGCAATTGATGGTCGTCTATCTGCAACAGGCTCGCATGAGCGACGCCAACCAACGCAACATCAAGCCGGAACACATCACGAGCTGGATCGCGGGACGCTAACCCATGCCGAGCACACGGATCTACAGCAGGTCGTTCGCGGGCGGCGAGCTGTCGCCGGAGATGTTCGGTCGCATCGATGATGTCAAGTTCCAAACTGGCGCGGCCAAGCTGCGAAACTTCATTGCCACGCCGCAGGGGCTAGCCGAGAACCGGGCAGGCACGGCGTTCGTGCGCGAGGTCAAGGACAGCACGAAGCGCACGCGCTTGATCCCGTTCACCTATTCGACTACGCAGACGATGGTGCTCGAGGTCGGCAACCTGTACATGCGGTTCCACACACAGGGGGCCACGATCGGCCCCGGTAGCCCTGCCGCGTACAACGCTGCGACCGCCTATGTGGTTGGCGACCTGGTATCGAGCGGTGGAGTGAACTACTACTGCATTGCGGCCACGACGGGCAATGCGCCGCCGAACGCAACGTACTGGTACGCGATGCCAACGGGCATCTACGAGATCCCGACGCCGTACCTCGAGGCCGATCTGTTCACGCTGCACTATGTCCAGTCGGCGGACGTGCTGACGATTGTGCACCCCAACTACGCGCCCCGCGAGTTGCGCCGGCTGGGCGCGACCACTTGGACGCTTTCGACCATTTCGTTCGTTGCGCCTGTTGCGGTCCCAGCTGCGCCAACGGTGACGGCTAGCCGCGGCGATGCGCTCAACATCACGGGCATCACGCAGGCGAACCCCGGCGTCATCACGACGGTCGGCAATCACGGCTTCGCGGTCGGCGACAGCATATTTGTCAACGGCGGCACGATGACGCAGCTGGCTGGGTTCTACCTCGTGAACAGCGTGCCGGCGGCCAACACGCTCTCGGTCAAGGCATACGACACGGGCGTGCCTGTTGACACGACGGCCTACACGGCATGGACAACTGGCGGGTTCGTGCAGTTCGGCGACAAAAGTCTGGACTTCGATAACTACTACGTCGTGACTGCCATTGCGCAGAACGCGGTGGACGAGAGCGCGGCCAGCCCAAGCGGCAACGTCATCAACAACCTGAACGCCATCGGCGCGAAGAACACGATCTCGTGGACGGCTGTCAGCGGGGCGCTGCGATACAACATCTACAAGCGGCAGAGCGGCCTGTACGGCTACATCGGGCAGACTGAATCGACATCGTTTGAAGATGACAACATCGCGCCGGACATGGGCATTACGCCACCCATCGTCGAAACGCCGTTTGTGAGTGCTGGCAACTACCCTCGGGCCGTGTCGTACTTCGAGCAGCGTCGCATCTTCGCCGGCACGAACAACGAGCCGCAGACGATCTGGATGACACGCAGCGGTACAGAGAGCGACCTGTCCTACACGCTGCCGAGCAAGGACAGCGACCGCATCAACATCCGCGTGGCTGCCCGTCAGGCAAACACGATCTGCCACATCGTTCCGCTGACCCAGTTGCTGTTGTTGACGAGCGCGGCGGAATGGCGAGTCAGCCCGGTCAACAGCGACGTGCTGTCGCCCTCGACCATCAGTGTGCGCCCGCAGTCGTATATCGGCGCCAACGACGTGCAGCCCGAGATCGTCAACAACACGGTGGTGTACTGCGCGGCTCGAGGCGGCCATGTTCGCGAGCTTGGGTACTCGTGGCAGGCGAGCGGGTTCGTGACGGGCGACCTGTCAATCCGTGCGGCGCATCTGTTCGATGACCTTGACATCAGCGACATGTGCTACTGCAAGGCTCCGCAGCCCATCCTGTGGTTCATCAGCAGCAACGGGTACATGCTCGGCCTGACCTACATGCCCGAGCAGCAGATCGGCGCTTGGCATCAGCACGACACGGACGGGTCGTTTGAGAGCTGCACGGCGGTCGCCGAGGGCAGCGAGGACCGCGTCTACGTGGTCGTGAAGCGCACCATTGGGGGCGTGACCAAGCGATACGTCGAGCGCATGGCATCGCGTCAAATCACGACGCTAGATCGGTGTTTCTTCGTGGACAGCGGCCTGACGTACGACGGGAACAACACGACGGCCACGACGGTGACCGTCAGCGGAGGCACGACCTGGGGGCCGGCTGACGTGCTCACGATCACGGCATCGAGTGCCATCTTCCAGTTCCCATCAGGCAGCAGCCCGCCGACGGACATCAACGATGCCATCGTCCTGACCGACACGGCTGGCAACAAGTACCGTTTGCGCATCATCGGGACGAGCAGCACGACGGTGGCGACCGCCCGCGTGGACGTGACGCTGCCTGTTGCCCTGCGCAACACGGCCACAACGGTCTGGGCGTTTGCCCGTGACACGGTAAGCGGCCTGACGCACCTACAGGGCAAGACGGTCAGCATCCTTGCTGACGGGGCTGTACAGCCGCAGAGAATAGTTTCTAGCGGCTCCGTGAGCCTCGACCGGGCTGCGGTGGTTATCCACGTCGGCCTGCCCTACGAGAGCGATCTACAGACCCTGCCGGCGGTGATGAGTTTGGACGGGTACGGGCAGGGCCGCTACAAGAACGTCAACAAGGCGTACATCCGGGTGTTTAAGTCGAGCGGCATCTTCATCGGCCCGTCCGCGGATCGTTTGGTCGAGGCCAAGCAGCGCACGACAGAACCCTACGGCTCGCCGCCTAGCCTCAAGAGCGACGAGATCAATGTCGATTTGAAGCCAGCGTGGCGGGCTAGTGGTCAGGTCTACCTGCGCCAAGTAGACCCGTTACCCGTGTCCGTCGTTGGACTTACGCTTGAAGTCGTACTAGGAGACTGACGATGTCGGCATTTCCACAGACTCAATTTGCCGCAACGACGCTGCTTACCACAGGCGCGATTGTTGGGCCGCAGTCGCAGCCAGCGCCGTCGTTCTGGTCGCAGGTAGCCGAGGGGCTGGCCGTCGGCGGGCAGATCGCATCGGTGTTCGGGGCCGCTACCAGTGCCATCGGCGCGTACTACGGCATGCGGTCGCAGCAGAACCAGCTGCGGATGCAGGCGCAGAACGCTCAGTTCCAAGCCGAGATGTCGCGCATCAACCGCCGTGCCGCCGAGTTCACGGCGGGCGAGGTTGGCCGGCAGGGCCAGTTGCAGGCGGGCCGCTACACGATGGGCGCAGGGCAGGCTCGGGCGGGCGCAAGGGCGGCGATGGCTGGTCGCGGTATCGCGCTCGGGCAGGGGTCCGCACGCGACATCATTGCCAGCATGGACATCATCAAAGAGATCGACCGCCTGAATATCAACGCTAGCACGGTGCGTGCGCAGGAGGCGGCACGGCTTCAGGCGTTCAACCTGGGCACGCAGGCCACGATGCAGAGCCTAACGGCAAGCAACCTGAGCGCGACGGCGGGGACCATCATGCCGTTCTTCGGCGCGGCTACCAGCCTGCTTGGGAGTGCCGCCGACATCGGGGCTAACTGGGCACGCAATAGGCGATTTGAGGAGCTGCTTGAGGGCGTGTCAACGCGCAGGATCTAACCATGCCGACCGTACCAACCACATTCGTCCCACAGGTCAACCCGTCTGGTGGCGGCGACATCGGCGACTTTGCCGCGCCGCCCGTGCAGCCGATGGCAAACTACACGCCGGAGCAGATGCAGCAGTTCGGACGCGCCATGACGCAGGCCGGCAATGTCGCCTTCAGCGTCGGCGTGGCGATTCAGGACACGATCAACGAGGCCGAGACTAAGGCTAGCGATGTGTCGTTCCTCGAGCAAGCCAACGCCATCATGCGCGGCCAGAACGGCTACCTGAACACCTCCGGCAAGCAGGCAGAGGACTCATTTCAGGCCACGCAGGATGCGCTCTCGCAGGCTGGTCAGCAGGCGATGGACCGCCTACAGAACGAATCGCAGCGGCGCATGTTTCAGGGCGTTCTTGCCCGCAACATGCAATCCTTCCAGATGCAGGCGTTCGCGCACCGTGACAAGGAAGTCAAAGTCTATGCCACCAATGAGGCGAAGATTCGGGCGCAGCAGTACGTCAATCTAGCCGTGCAGGATTACAAGGCACGCGACCAGGTCGGCGAGGACGGCCTGCCGTCGGGTGCGTTCACGGCCAACCTCGGCGTGGCCCTGAACGAGGCACGCGCCGCGGGCCGGCTGATGGGCTTTGCCGAGGACAGCGCCCAGATGCGCGAGCTTGAGAACGGCGTGTACACGCTGGCAACTCAGGGCGTAGTCAATCGCCTGATGCTCGACAGCGACTACAACTCGGCACTGTTGTATGTGCGCGAGCAGCTCGAGCGAGGCCGCATCGACGCGAGCGTGGCCGATCCCCTGATTGCTTCCCTCGACGCGAACCGCAGGAAGCAGATGGTCGAGGACTTGACCGTCAGCATCAAGACTCAGGGGCTGCTCGACAGCAAGGCCGGCACAGCGAACTTCGGCGATGTCGTACCGAATGCGAGGTACGACGTGAATGGCAAACGGCTGGACATGTCGGTCGCGCCTGGCACGCCGATCAACGCTCCCGCTGACGGCACGATCAAGGCTATCGACGGCAACACCGTCGTGGTGGAAACCGAGGACGGAACGCAATACACGCTCAGCAATGTCGATACATGGGGCATGCTTGAGCAGGGTGCATCGATCCGCAAGGGTGGGCTGGTTGGCGCGGCAGGCAATGACGGCGAGGCCGTTGACGGTCTGTATCCGGTGGGATACAGCATCAAGCGCAACGGCAAGGCCATCGACCCGCGCAACGCCAACGCCATCGTTGACATGCCACGCGATGAGGCCACGCCGCCGGCGAGCCTGACCGACGCGCTGCGGATCGCCGCTGAGATCCCGGATGCGGAAATGCGGCGGCTAGTGCAGTCGAACCTGCGCCAGTCATATCAGCAAGACAAGGCCATCGCAGACTTTGAGTACGGCCAACGCATTGAGGCCATCGAGCAGTACTTGGCACGTCCCGACGCGACCGTTGCGCAGATCCCGCCCGAGGTCTTCGGTGCGCTCAAGCCCAAGGATCAGGACAGGCTGCTCAAGGGCCAGCGTGAGAAGGACGAGGTCGATGTGATGGAACAGATCGCACGCGATCCGTCCATTGTCAGTCGGGAATGGCTGAACGAGAACCGTAGTCGTATGACGCGCACGACTTTCAACAAGTTGCTCGGCGACCTGAACGATCCGCCCAAGATGCAGGAAGCAAGCGTAGACGCTGATCTTGTCAACGCAACGCTTGTGCGTAACGGCTTGAATGATCTTGCGTTTCCGCGGCGGGAGGAACAGAAGTCGGCATCGCTTCTGTTCCGCGACAATGTCACGCAGGCTATTAGTTACGAGCAAATGTTGACGGGACGCAAGTTGGGCCGCGAGGAGAAGCAGGCCGTCATTGACAATCTGTTACTTGACCGTGCATTCGATGAGTATGGAGCAAGCAATGTCATTGCCGCAATGACGCCAGAACAGCAGAGTGAGGCTTATGCCGACATCATCGAAAGCATTCCCGACAAGGAACGCCAGCAGATCAAGGCCGCTCTCGAAGCAACCAATCAGCGCGTCAACGCCGCGAACATGGCGATGATGTATCTCCAGTACGAACGCATGAAGAAGGCTGAGTAATGCAGGAAGACAACCTGTCGGACATCACGCTGACCCCGCGCATCCCGTCCGCCGAGGAGAATCCGTTCATCCCAATGGCGCAGCAGATGGCGCAGCCGGACCAACTCGGGCTGAACACGCCAGAGGACAACCCGTTCCTCGCCATTGCCAAGGGCATGGGCGGAGAAGGTCAGCCGCCGGCCATTGGGTCGATTGCTAGCACGCTGTCGATCAACCCTGACCAAGCAGCGCAGGCGAGCAAGCTTGGCGGTCAGTTTGGTCTTGGTCAGGACATCGCGCTGCGCAACATGGACGAACTGCGCCGGCGTTCTCTCATTACTCGCTTGAAGCAGACGGGGATGCTTGAGAAGAACTTGGCACTTGCCGAGTCGCTTGCCAATCCTGCGTTCGCGGCTCAGGCTCACGATGACATCGACAACCTGGCCGAAACCGGGTCGTGGATTGACAGCATCAGCAAGGGGTTTGAGGGTGGGTTCCTGATGCAGGAAATGGGAGAACTGCGGTTCTCGCCATTGAGCGGTGAAAGGTTCTACGGTGCGACCGAAGCGCAGCAAGAGCGCATTGAACAGGTTCGCAAGCGTATGCAGGAAACGCAGGGAAGCGGAATCCTGTACATGACGGCGCAAGTCATTGCCCAGCAACTTGCGCAAGCGAAGGGAATTGGCACGTTGGCCCTGACGGGATTTGGCATTGGTGGCGCAGCAGGAGGCGCACCTGGCGCGATTGCTGTCGGTGGTGTTAGTGCAGCGACTGCGATTGTGCTGACCACAGCGCAGATGGAAGCCGGCCTGCTGTACGACGAACTTGAACAGGCTGGCGTTGATCCAGAAACGGCTACGACGGCAGCCGTCATTGGCGGCACGATCAATGGTGCTATTGAACTGCTCGGCGCGAAGGTCGCAGCAGCTCCATTCCGACCATTGATTCGTCGCCTGATCGCAGACCGCGTTAAAGCATTGGCGATGCCGACGATGCGCACGGCGGCAAAGGGATTCGCTAAGGGCTATGCAACGCAGGTTGGCACGGAAACGCTCGAAGAAACCGTCCAGGAAATCACTGCTATGGCAGCGAGCGAAATCGCCAAGGCGGCAGATGGGATTGATTCAGAAACAACGTGGACGGACGCGCTGACTCGTATCACCGATGCGGCTATCGGTGGTTTCCAAGGCAGCCTGCTGCTTGGCGGTATTGGCCCCGGAGCCAACTTTATTGTCGATGCGCGGCGAGCCAAGCAGACTGCTGCCCAGCAGAAGTGGCTTGACGGTTTGCAGGAGCGCGTTGAGGAATCCAAGGTCCGCAAGCGCAATCCCAATGCGTTCCAAGAGTTTGTTGAGAAGCAGGTGCAGGGAACGACCGTTGACACGATCTATGTTGAAGCGGAGGAGGCCAAGGCCGTTCTTGCGCAGCTCAACCTGACGGCTAGCCAGGTTAACGCGATTGTGCCGGGGTTCGCAGAACAGGTGCGCGAACAGCTTGAACGTGGCGGCGATGTCACGATCCCGACTGCGGTGTTCTCGGCAAAGCTTGCCAACACGGACCTAGGAAACGCCCTGCGACCGCATATGCGCCTGTCGCCTGATGCGTTGAGCGTGACGCAGTTAGAGGCCGTGCGTGCCGAGCGCGAGCGTATGTCGGCGGCCGGTCAAGATGTCATCGACGAGCGTCTGGCGGCGGAGGACACGGCGTTCGTTGAGAGTGCTACGCGGGTTGAGGAAACGATGTACGGCGAGCTGACGGCTGCCGGCCAGTCCGCGACAGAGGCCAAGATCAACGCCGAGTTCTTCCGCAACATAATGTCGTCGCTTGCTGACCGCGTTGGCGTAACGCCTGAGCAGATGTTTGAGCGTTACCCGTACCGCGTCCGCGGCGAGGGCCAGGCGGCGGGGCCGATGGAGCAGGCGGCTCAAATTCCTGCACCAGACGCTGGCGTTTTCGATGTCAACAACCCACCGCAGGCGACGCCTGGTGTGCGAGAGAATGTCGCTGGCGATGCGATTGTTGCGTTGATGGACTATGACGGGACGGTGTATTACGACGTAAACGCCACGATGCACGGTGATTTGATTGACACATTCCCAGAGATTGCTGACACTGTTATTGATGGTGGATTCATCATTAATGGCAAGTATGTACCGAATATGTCAGACGGTGGGTATGCGGCTATCGAAGGTGGAGACGAGCGCATTGCCGAGGTCAAAGAGTTCACTAAGCGAGTGAACACGCGCACCACGCCGAAAGGGGATCGTGTCAGATTTGCCGAACCAGGCATAGGCGATCAGTTACAGCAAGCCGCCCCCGGCTTCTACTCCGCTCTTGAGCGCGAAGTCGCGGCCATTGATGCCAAGGCGTTGACCGCAGCCGGCTGGGGCGAGCGGTTCAAGGGGCTGATCGCTAAGGGCGCGTTCAAGGCTGACGAGCTTGAGTGGTCCGGCCTCGCCGACTACCTGAAGATGCAGGAGGGCAAGGTGTCGAAGGACACCGTGCTGGAATTCCTGCGCGGCAACGGCGTGCGCGTGGAGCGGGTGTCTCTTGGGGATAACGCGGATGCGTTGATTGCGGCTGCTAACGCTGGAACTGACGCAGCAGAGAACTTGCTGATCGACGCCGACTTGATGACTGAAGATTTGGCTCAACAGTTTGCCAAGTATCGCCAGTTCATCGTGGTCCGCACCCCGTTTGGAGCCGAGCAGCGGGCATTAGCGTCTGTACGCATCGATACGGCGCTTGGCGAGGCGTTTGGAACGGATCTTGATTACTACATTGAGGCAGAATACGTTGAGCAACCTGCGTCAAAGTATGAGCAATACACGCTCCCCGGCGGCACGAACTACCGCGAGGTGCTGCTGACGCTGCCAGCTGGATTCCAGGCTCCCATGCCTGCGGTATCGCCTGAAGGTTTGGCTGCGCGGGGAGTGATCTTTGCTAAGTACGCGCCGCGGCTTGCGGAACTAGAACGCGAGGGCAACAGCCTGATGTTTGCTGGTCGTGCGCTGACCGACGAGGAAGCGCAGCGATTGGCTGATGTCCGAAACGAGCGCGACGAAATAGAGGAGCAGCGCAATGCTGAGGCACGCGCTGCATACGAAATTCCAGAACGCCCAGCCGCACCGGAATTCAGCACTGCGCACTGGGATCAACCCAATGTCCTCGTTCACCTTCGCATGAACAACCGCGTCGATGCAGACGGCAAGCGCGTTTTGTTTGTGGAGGAAGTGCAGAGCGACTGGGGGCAGACGGGTCGCAAGAAGGGATTTGCAACACCTTTGTTGCAAACCTTGCCAGAAGGAACTGTTGTGTACGAGAAGGGGCAACACCCAAAGGAACCACATGTAGCCGTTGTTGAGTTGCCATCAAGCATTGGCGGAAGATCGTTGTTCTACGGCGAAACGGTTGAGGAAGCCACTGCTAACGCTCTTGCATTTACAAAGCCGGGATCAGTTGCTCGCGCCCCGTTTGTTGAAACCACGGATGGCTGGCTGAACCTTGGGCTGAAGCAAGTGCTGCTCGAAGCTATGCGCGGCAACTATGACCGCGTGGCGTTTGTAAACGGCAAACAGAGCGCCGAGCGGTATGACTTGAGCAAGCAGGTGAGTTTGGTGTCTGTCAACAAGCAGGCCGATGGCCGATTCCTGACCTATCTTGAAGGCGTTGATGGCACGGCCCTAATCCGCAACCGCGACGGGTTTAGCGACGCCGGGCAAAAGGTGATGACCGCTGAAGAGCTAGAGGCGACTGTTGGAAAAGAAGTCGCACTACAGCTCATTGAGGGCAAGCCCAACAAGGACGGTTGGGTCGATGTACGCGGCGACAACCTGCGCGTCGGCGGCGAAGGCATAAAAGAGTTTTATGACAAGATCGTGCCTGCGGCCATGAACAAGCTGCTAAAGAAGTACGGTGGCCTACGCATAGGCCCAGTTGAATTGGAAGGAATGGCCAACATTCCTAAATACGACATCCTAAACACTGGCAGCAGATGGCAACTAATTGATCGCGCAAGCGGCGAGCGCGTTCCAAACTCGCCAACGTTTCGCTCTGGTGCGGAAGCAGAGCAATGGATTGCAACAAATACAAACACGGTTCAACCCGGTTTCAACATCACGCCTGAACTCGTCACGAAGTTGGAGTCCGGGCTGCCGCTGTTTCAAGCCGCCCGCGGTCTCGCCCGCGGCGGATTCGACCCAAAGAAGCTCCTGACCACGCTGAACAAGGATGCTGACTTCAGCACCTTTGCGCACGAGACGGCGCACTACTTCCTGACGATTCTTGGGGATGTGGCATCACGGCTTGACGCGCCGGATTTTGTCCGTGCCGATATGGACACGCTGCTGCGGTGGTTCGGCGTCAAGGATTTGGCAACGTGGAACGCGATGTCGCTGGACCAGCAGCGTCAGTACCACGAGCAGTTCGCATACTCGTTTGAAACCTACCTGTTTGAAGGCAAGTCGCCGAGCGTTGAGATGCAGGGTCTGTTCGATCAGTTCGCACGCTGGCTCAAGCAGGTCTATCAGGGTCTCATCACCAAGATCAATGACATCTACAAGGCCGAGTTCGGCAAGGATCTGCCGATCCTGACGGGCGAGGTGCGCCAGGTCATGGACCGCATGCTAGCGACCGATGACCAGATCGCCCGCGCTCAGGCCATCCGCGAGATGAAGCCGCAGTTCCAGACGCAGGAACAGTCCGGCATGGATGATGCGACGTGGGCGGCCTATCAGGAACTTCAAGAGCAGGCGACCGAGCGGGCGGTAGCGGAACTGACTACGGCGACCCTCAAGGAAATGGCGTGGATGTCGCGTGCTCGTGGCCGCAAGCTGCGCGAGCTACAACGTCAGCACGATGACAAGCGCAAGGAGATCAAGGATCAGGTCACTGAGGATCTGCGCATCCTGCCCGTCTACCGTGCGATGGAGTTCCTGAGGCGCGGCAAGGTGGTCGATGTTGATGGCACGACCAAGCCGGCGACTGGTCAGTTCAAGCTGTCGGTGGCTGGCGTACAGGCTGTCATGCCGCCGGGCTTCGATGTCGCCACCCTTGGCCGTGGCCGCTACGGCATGGTCAACGAGGACGGCCTGCACCCTGACCTCATTGCTCCGCTGTACGGGTACGCCAACGGCGCGGACCTCGTCACGGCCCTGTCAACGGCCAAGCCATTTGCCGAGGCGGTCGCCGAGCGCACTGACCAGCGGATGCTTTCAGAGTTCAGTGAACTGGCCGACCCGGCTGCGCGTTCGTTGGCGGTTGATCGTGCCATCCACAACGAGGCACGCGCCCGCCTGATTGCGGTTGAGCAGCGGTGGGCAGCCAAGTTGCAGCAGCCCGTCAACGTCATCATGGAGGCGGCTAGCCAGGTTGCGGCCGAGATCATTGGGCGGCAGAAAATCCGCACCCTTTCGCCACGCGCCTACGCCGCCGCAGAGGCCCGTGCTGCCCGTCTTGCGACCTCGGCCTACCGCGAACCCCAGTCGCCCGAGCAGGCTGGTCAGACGGCTGCTACGCGGGCCTACAACGAGGCCATAGCCGCCGGCAAGACGGTGGATGAGGCGACCGCAGACAGCCTAGCGGCAGGCGTGGAGGCGGTCGCCAAGGCCCGTGAACGGCGTGCCGAGTTCGATGCCAAGTTCGGCGGTCAGACCCCGGCAGAGGTCGTGATGCGGGCCAAGCGTCAGCAGCTCTTGCAGAACATGCTTGCTCGTCAGGCGCTTGAGGCCCGCGCCGAGATCGACCGCGATAGGTCGGCGTTCAAACGGTTCTTTGGCTCGGACGAGAAGATCGCCAAGACCCGCAACATGGAGATAGTGTCGGCGGCCCGCGCCATCCTCGGCTGGTATGGGTTTGGCAAGCGCGACAAGTCGCCTGCGGAATACGTCGAACAATTGAAGGCGTATAACCCGGCTGCATATGCAACCCTTGAGCCGCTGATTCTGCGGGCCACGAAGGGGCCGCAGGACTACCGCGACCTGACGGTTGACGAGTTCCGTGTGCTGCGCGACACGGTTAACGGGCTTTGGATTCAGGCCCGAAAGGACAAGCAGGTCAAGTTGGCCGACCGCACGATGGCACTTGACGAGGTCGTTGGTGAACTTGACAAGCGACTTGAGGAGATCGGCGTACCAACGGTTGTGGCTGGCGAACGCCGAGCACCGACGTCCAGAGACCGTGCCGCTCGCAATTTGATGACGCTGCGCTCCACTATGCGCCGCGTGGAGTCGTGGGCCGACGCGATGGACGGCGTGTCAACCGTGCGTCCGTTCACGATCTACTTGGTTCGCCCTGTACTTGATGCTGTTGACAAGTTCACGGCTAGCCGCAACAAGTACATGAAGCGGTTCCGCGACCTAGTGGTTGGCCTCCAGATGCCGGAAGGAACCATTGCGGCTCCAGAACTCAACTACACCTTCGGCGCTGGCAACGCCGGCATTGGCAAGGCAGAACTTCTCGGAGCCCTGCTCCATACGGGCAACGCCAGTAACTACCGCAAGTTGCTGCTTGGACGCGGCTGGGGTCAGGAGGACAAGTTCGGCAACCTTGATGACACGCAGTTCAGGGCGTTCGTCAAGCGCATGCAGGACGAAGGCGTTCTGACAAAGGCGGACTACGAATTCTTGCAGGCGATATGGGATCTCAACGAGGAAATCAAGCCCATCGCCCAGAAGGCGCACTACGAGCTGTACGGGTTCTACTTCACGGAGATCCCGGCGAGCGAGGTGGTCACGCCATTCGGAACCTATCGCGGCGGCTACGTCCCGGCTGCTGCCGACAAGTTCATGGTGGCGGATGCGGCGCAGCGTGCCGGCGAGGAAGAGCTTGAGTCTGACTGGCGCAACTCGCTGCCGAGTACCGGACGCGGGTTCACGAAGGCGCGTGTTGCTGGTTACAACAAACCGCTGTCGCTTGACGTTCGTGTGATCGGCGCCCACATCGATGCCGCGCTTCGGTTCTCCATGATTCAGCCAGCCATTACTCAGGCGCTGCGCATCCTGCGCTCGCGTGAGTTTGCGGCCCGTCTTGACCGCGTTGACCCCACCGTCAAGCAGGAACTGCTGATCCCGTGGCTAAACAGAACGGCACGGCAGTTGGTATCGCAGCCTGGCAAGTACAAGGCGGTTGACAACTTCTGGCGTGGCGTGCGCACGCGGACGGGCATGTCAATCATGTTCGCCAACCTGCGCAACGCCTTGCAGCAGTTCACGGGTTTGTTCCCGGCTGGACTAAAGGTGCAGCCTCGCTACCTCACGTCGGCGCTGACCGAGTATGTCGGCTCTCCGCAGCGGACGGCCAACAGCGTTGCTGCCCTGTCGCCTTTCATGGAGGACCGCCTGCGGGGTCAGTCGTTTGAGATGCAGGAGCAGATCAACGAGGTGCTGCTGAACCCCAGCCGCTTTGACAGGGTGCAGGCATGGACTGACCGACACGGGTACTTCCTGCAACAGGCTTTCCAGAACATGGTTGACGTGGTCACCTGGGTAGGCGCTTACAACCAGTCGCTGTCAACAGCCGATACGACGGTGACGGCAGAGGAGGCCCAGCGCGAGGCCATCGCCGCCGGCGACGCTGCGGTTCGGTTGACGCAGGGCAGCGTGCGCCCGAGCGACGTGTCTGCGTTTGAGTCTGGAACGCCGTTCTTCCGCACCCTGACGCAGTTTGCTGGTTACTTCAACATGCTCGCCAACCTGAACGCCACAGAGTATGTCAAGGTCATCCGCGACATGGGTTTCCGTGGCAACAAGGGCAAGTTGGTCTATATCTACATAATGGGGTTCATGCTGCCGGCGGTGGTTGCCGACGCCATCGTCCGCACGCTCGGCGGTGGGTGGGAGGACGAGGACGAGGACGGCTATCTGGACACGTTCATAAATTGGTTCTTCGGGAGCCAGATCCGGCAGGGCGTGGCGTTCGTGCCGTTTGGCACGACGGCCTACACGCTGCTTACAACGGCGTTCGATGACAAGCCATACAACGACCGTATGACTACTAGCCCATCCGTTGCCTCGCTTGAGGCGGCAACAGTTGGCGTCGGCAAGGCGGCAATTGCCGTGGTTGACGAGGAGAAGGACGCGACGGGCAGGAACGTCCGCGACGTGCTGACGCTCTTGAGCCTGGCGACCGGGATTCCGTTCAGCGTGCTCGGTCGCCCCGCCGGGTATCTGATCGATGTTCAGCGTGGCGAGGTCGAACCCACTAGCACCTACGATATGATCCGTGGCACGATTACTGGTACTGCCACGCCGGAGAGCAAGCGATGACGATTAGCAGCACAGTTCGCACCGCAGGTCCGTTCATCGGGAACGGCACGGCATCTGTCTTCCCCTTCACGTTCAAGGTTTTCGCCGCCGGCGACCTTGATGTCATACGCCTAGCGACGAGCACGGGCGTAGAAACCACGCTGGTCCTGAACTCGGACTACTCGGTCAGCCTGAACGGCGACCAGAACACGAACCCCGGCGGCAGCATCACGCTGCTTGCCGGCGCCCTGGCAACCGGGTTCACGCTCGTCATCACCTCGGACATCGCCAACCTCCAGCCCACGGACCTGACGAACCAGGGCGGGTTCTACCCTGAGGTCATCACGGACGCGCTAGACCGGGCGACGATCCAGATCCAGCAGATCAGCGACATCGGGGATCGGACGCTCAAGATCCCGATTACTGACGGCAGCCTGAACATGGAGCTGCCGACCGCGACGCAGCGAGCCAACTCATTCTTGGCGTTCGACGCAAGCGGCCTACCCACAGTCGTGACGGCAGGCTCAAGCGGTGCGCCAGCCACGATCACGCATCAGACGTTCAGCGGCACGGGGTCGCAGACGGTGTTCACGTTGGCCTCAGACCCCGGTGCGCTCGGTAACAGCGCACAGGTCTACATCGGCGGCGTGTACCAACAGCGCAGCACCTACACGATTGCCGGTACGACGCTGACCTTCAGCGCGGCCCCGGTGGCGGGCACAAACAACATTGAGTTCGTGAACTTCCTGACGAGCAACATCGGCACAACTAGCGCGGACCTTGTGACCTACACGCCTGCGGGCGCAGGCGCGGTGGCTCGCAGTGCCTCCAGCAAGCTTGGCGACGTAGTCAGCGTCAAGGACTTTGGGGCTGTTGGGGATGGGGTGACGGATGATACGGCAGCGATTCAGGCGGCGATTACTGCATCCGTTGGAAATTCGTTGTTTTTCCCGCCAGGAACGTACATGACTACCGGCGGCCACGTGCTGACAAACCAATATGTTTTCGGTGCAAGCAGAAACGCTTCCATCATAAAGAAAGCAAGCGGTAACCTAAACATCATTGTGCTTTCTAACACCGCAACCGACGCCGCAGCAATCTCGGATCTGACCATTGACGGCAACAGTCTGAACGGTCACGGCATCTTTGTAGCAAATACGCAACTGTCTGCGGCAGCATACACCCCGTCATTCATTACGCGGATGAGGATCAGAAACATCGGCGCGGCGGTTACCACGGTAAACGTGACCGGAATTACGGCAGCCAATCCTGGAGTTGTCACAACTAGCGCAGCACATGGGCTAGCAATTGGAAGCGTTGTGTGTGTCAAGGGTGTACAAGGGCTTGATACAATAGCCCCAGCGTTCGTCGAGTGGTTGGATGCCGGAAGCGGGTACACGCCAGGAACGCACAGCCTGCCACTTACGTATGTCAGCGGAGAGACTGCTACGACGTATGGCATCGCAGACATTGTTGTTTTAGGTAGCGGGTGTGTTACGAGCGTGACGATCACGACG